TGGTACACCAACTCCAGAGAGTCACTCGCAATGGTTTAATCAATTTTGGGTTTCTGATTATTCTCCATTTAAACAATATACCAATTTTTACAAATGGGCCGTTGATTATGTGGATGTCACTCAAAGAAATATTGGTTACGCTGTAATTAAAGATTATAGCCAAGCCAAAGAACCATTAATTAAACGAGTACTTCAAAACTATATCCTGACTTTTACACAAGCTCAGGCAGGTTTCACCACATCGGTCAAAGAAATGATCCTCGAGTGCGAAATGCAACCGATAACTTATGAGATTATAAAACGATTGAAAAAGGATTTAGTTGTAAAAAATGCTGATGGTCAAATTATATTATCCGATACTGGAGTTAAACTAATGCAAAAGATACACCAACTTAGCTCCGGTACTTGTAAATTTGAGGATGGAACGAGTAAAGTTATTGATAAGAATAAGGCTTTATTTATACACGAGAAATTTAAAGATATAAAAATCGCTATTTTCTATAAGTTTAAGGAGGAATGGAATGCTTTGCTTTCAGTTTTTGGTGGCGAAAACTTGACAAATGATGTTGAGGAGTTCGATAATACCGATAAATGTATCGCTTTGCAAATCGTTTCGGGGCGTGAAGGTATCAGTTTAAAAAATGCAAAGTACTTGGTTTATTATAATATCGATTTTAGTGCAACGAGTTACTGGCAATCACGTGATCGCTTAACCACAATGCAAAGGCAATCAAATGAAATCTTTTGGATATTCTCAAAAGGAGGTATTGAAATGGATATTTACAAAACAGTATTAAAGAAAAAAGATTATACACTTAAAATCTTTAAAGAAAATATATTATGAAAATATTAAATTTATACGCCTGTTTAGGAGGCAATCGTTACAAATGGGATGAAGTAGCAAATATTGAAGTTACAGCTATTGAACTTGATCCAGAAGCTGCAAGACTATATCAAAAAAGATTTCCAAATGATATTGTAATAATTGCAGATGCACATCAATATTTATTAGATCATTATAAAGAATTTGATTTTATTTGGAGTTCACCACCTTGCCCAAGTCATTCACGTGCTAGATATTGGAATAGTTCAAATTATGATACTACAACAAAACCAATTTATCCAGATTTAAAATTATACGAGGAAATTTTATTTTTACAACATTATTATAAAACCGGTAAGTTTGTAGTTGAAAATGTAATTCCATACTATGAACCATTAATACCTGCTTTAAAACGTGGTAGACATTTATACTGGACTAATTTTAATTTGCCAACAGATTTAAATGATAGGCGATTTGCAATAAGTCAAACCAAAAATGAACTTAAAGGATTATGTGATTTTCATAATTATGATTTTAATAATTATAAGGGAGAGCAATCTGTTTTAAAAATGGCAAGAAACCTTGTAGATTATGAAGCTGGAAAAACTATTTTAGAAACTGCATTAGGAATTATAAACGAAAAAAATACTAGTCAACAAAAACTTTTTTGATTTTTATTTGCATTTTAAAAATTAATTATTATATTTGTACAACCGCCAAAGTGAAAACATTAACAACCCTTCTCTTTTGTACTTGGCGGTATCATTTGAGAGGGGTTTATTTTTTAAATTAATATTATGAAAATAAGTGAATTACCAAAGGATGTAAGATTATTAGCTTTAGATTATCAAAAAAATCAAATTGATCTTATAAATAATAAATATGATAAAAATACAAATCAATTATGTTATGCTTTTAGTTGGAATAACACAGAGGAAGGTTTTGATTATTGGAGAGATTGGGATTTAAAATTACCAATAAAAACTAAATTTCAATACGATGAAAATGGAGTAACCAAACCCGAACAATATAAAATCGGTATCGATACCTTTCAACGAGCTGAGGCAAATCTTTCAAAGGAGGAAATATTAGCGATTTGCAAATTCAACATTGATAAATACAACTGGAGAAAAAAAGATCAGGATAAGGAAGACTTTCAAAAGATAATCGATTACGCACTTTGGGGATTAAAAAATTTATAACGTTCCCTAGCTTGGCTTAGTGCCGAGTTATGAAAACAATAATTTATAATTAAAAACAAAACGTAATGAAAAACGATATAAACGAAAATCCCGCATTGAGCAAAACGAGTGTTAGCGGTAGTTTTACTGTCGAAGATATGATAGGATTTGCAGATTGGTGCAGAAATGGATTACTAAATACTGAATATTCTATTGACAGAATATACGAACATTTAGAAGCTTGGATATTACAACACAGAAAAGATGTAATTACTCTAAAAATAGAGTTTGAAGATTGGCATTATCAATGCGGTGATAAATGTTGCGATAATTACGGAACTGATATTTATCTTAATGATAAAAAACTTGATGAACAAGATGCAGAAGACAGTAGAAATGCATTAAAAGCGGTACTTTCTGAACTTGGGTACAATGTTGAGATAAATTACCGCTAACATTGGATAATTGTTGCAGTAGCGGACTGACACAAAATTATTTTCGGTTAAGCCAAAATTAACGAAGAAAACGCAAAACATTAAATTAAAAAACAATCAAAGCTATTGCTACAATTATGTGTTAGTGGTAGCTTTTAAAACACAAAGTATGAATTATTCAGATTTAAAAGACGGACAAAAAATATATTTCATTGGAGAAAATATACCTATGGAATTAATTGCAAGAAGTGAAAATTACGGATGCGTAGTTAGAATTTTAGATATTGATGAAGATTTTGAATTATTATCATATCAAGTTGAAAATGGAGCTTACTTAGATTGCGAAAGTGCTTTAGAAAATCTGAAAGATAGTCCTGTATATTCTTTAATGGATTTTAGAAAAGAAAAGAAAGCACCAAGCGATTTAATTTTTGCTCCTGATTTATATGATTTTTGGAGTAAAAGAGGATGTCGAAAAGCTTGTTTAGATTTAGAAAGAGGGAAACACGAACTTTCAAGAAGAAACGGTTGTGATTTACAAATTGATTGGAAACGTACTTTAGAAGCAATTTCGTCATAAAGTTACCACTAACGGTTTGCAGCTAAACGCTGGTGGCTTTTTCAGCCACTTGCGATTTAGGTGCTGTTATAAGCCGTTTTATTTATAAACTTAAAAACAAATAATATGAGTACAAATTCAATTAACAGAACTAATGACGAGGAAATAATCGACATTATGAACAGTATTTTATCAAACGGTAATATGCAAGTAGAAACAATTAATGAAGCCGTTTTGGTTAAATTAATGGAACTGCGAGGCACTCCAATAAAATACAGTAAAACATTCAGGAATATTGACGAGGATTATGAGCGTTGGAAAAATGGCTTATAACGTTTTGCAAATAGGCTTAGTGTCATAGATTAAATTAATTGAAATGGAAAACTTTAAAGAATTATTACAAAAAGAACTTGATAAATTACCATACACTAAACACTTAGACGATGGTCAATATAATGATGGTCAAGTTGCAGGGTTTGAACTCGGAGCAAGGTGGGCATTGAGCCTATTTGCTGTTAGTGGGCGAAGCGAACAGTTTAATTGCGGTAAAGAAAGAGTATTTGGTGAGCAGAAATGTGATAAACAATGTAATGACTGTATAAAGGAGTATGGTAGCAATTAAATTGCCACTAACTATTTGCTAACACCTATAAATGTATTACAATTATGAAACAATACACTAAAACAAAGGTTATAAGGATTTCAGAAACTCAATTAAATACGCTTCAAAAAATGAAATCTTACAATATTGATGTTGGTAATTTTATTCGTGAAGCAATACAAGATAAAATAAAAAGAGAATATCAACAATTAATCACTAAACCTAAAAAATCGGAATGTCCTTTTTAACTATTAAAAACCAAAAAATTGGATTACATTTTGATCCACAGATTGGACCAAACGGAAGAGAGTTTAAATACTTCGGTATTCGTAAAAACTTACAGCTTCCCGAAAAATGGATTGGAAATAGTTATAAATGGCATTGGATTTATAGTTTTATATATTTAGACAATGACCAAGTATTTGAACTCGAATTTGATTATAACGATAAATTTTTACAGAAACTATGACAAAGCAAGAACTAAGACAAATCATTCGCAAAGAATGGTTGAAGTACGATGAGAATCCATACCTTTACGAAACCGCTTTTGAAGATGGTTTTTTAAAAGGGTATGAGTTAGGAGTTAATTTTGATATGATGCAAGAATATGCAAATTTTTGTGTACATTGCAATCGTGAAGGATTACCTTTAATTGAAGCAAAGGGATGGTTTGAACATTTTAAAGATAAATAAGATGACAGCAGTAGAATTTTTAGTAGTAGAATTAGAAGCAGATGATTCTAAAATTGCAAGAATAATTGGTTTGAAAAAATATAATTCTATTATTCAACAAGCCAAAAAAATGGAAAAGCAACAAATATTTGAAGCACATCATAGAGGATATAAAGATGGAGAATGTTTTTCAGCAGAAGAATATTATAATGAAAAATTTAAAATCAAAGATAATGACCGAGCAACAGATACAATCGAAAATTAAAAAGAAGCTTCAAGAGCAAGGCTGGTATGTTACCAAACTAATTAAAACCTCAACCAATGGAATACCGGATCTACTTGCAATCAAATATGGTAAGGCTATGTTTATTGAGGTCAAACGTGAACAGGGTAAACTCTCACCACTTCAGCAATTACGAATCCAAGAGTTGAGCGAAGCTGGAGCGATTGTACATATTTGGAGCGATTTTGAAGTTAATTTTGTTACAAAACACTAATTTGTAGTTATATATATATACTATGGTTAAACCTTACACAATATCCGTACAAATGTGGACCGAAAAGGATGAAGATACCTTAGGAATGTCAGGATCATTTGTGGAATTACGAGTCAATGTTGATAGCATTGATGGGTACTGGATTGAAAACGAACTCGAAATCGTTTTAATTATAAAAGGTACAGCCTATTATGTAGAGTCTGAGGATAATTTACTGATTTTTTTAGCTGAATATTTTAATCCAATGAAGTTATGATCAACCAATTAGCCAAAAAAGATGCCCAATGGAGGAAAATGGCTTTTCAAATTTGTAAAGACAAAGATTTGGCTGATGAGTTAACGCAAGAAATGTATATAAAATTATCTACAAAAATAAAACCTTTATCAGATGGTTATATTTTCGTAACTTTGCGATCATTATTTTATGATTATTTAAAAAATACCGATATTTTAATCGATGATTTCAGTAAATTTGAAATAGAAATTGAGGAATATATCGAGGGAATTGATTATTTGGAACTAACAAAGGACCTCACTTGGTATGAAAGGACTATGTTTGAACTTTCAACATTAGTAGGTCAACGAAAATTAGCAAGAAAAACAAAAATACCATTACAAACAATCCATAGGATTAATAAAATGGTTAAAATTAAACTAAATGGCAAAGAGAAAAACTAAAAAAGAAATACAAGGTCTGGGCGATGTGGTTGCTGCTGTAACTTCAGCTGTTGGGATTGAGCCTTGCGATGGATGCAAAGACAGACAATTTACTTTAAATCGTTTATTTAACTTTAAAAAGGTTAAGTCAGAAATGACTCAATCCGACAAAGATCAATTCGCTATTTTTATGGTTGCAAAAGGTCAACGGGTAATTGATGGCAAACGCACCGAATTAATATTTGAGGATATTGAGTTTTTAAATACGTTATATCTTTACTACTTTGGACTAGATAACTCAAATTGCCCAAAATGCTCCAAAGTTCACGAAACGATTATCAAAGATTTATTTAAATTATATAGTTTTGAAAGTAACTAAAAAACAACAGCAAGAGGAATTTTATTTATTCCTTGACAATATAATTCAAAACGCACCAAAGGACATTTCAGCTAATGAAATATGGATGCCTATAAACTTGTATCAATTAATAAAAAAGAAGTCACATAACGGCTTTAAATTGTTTACATCGCAATTTTTGACTAATAATCAGGTTGTAATTGGAAGCTATTTTCACGATGAGCAAATTAATTAATTAATTTGTGTTAAATTATGGATAAAAGAAAATTAAACGGAGGTCATTCAACTAAAGCAACTCGAATTGACGATAAAAGATTGATGACAAAATCGGAAATGCAGGATACATACGAAAGGCTAAAACCTTTTTTACCTGAAGCGATTTTGCAATTGGAGGCAGCAATGCAATCCGGTGAGAAATGGGCGATTGAATTGTGGTTTAAATACTTCTTTGGAATGCCAAAACAAACCATTGATCAACATATAAGCATTGAAAAACCGATTTTTAATTCTCTTGATTTAGATGTTCCAACAGACAACAGCACAGAGTAAAATCGCTCGACTCCGAAAACGAGTCCGAATTGTTCAGGGTGGCACATCGAGTTCAAAAACGTTTTCAATCCTTCCGCTTCTTATAACTTACGCAATACAAAATCCATTTTCAGAGATTAGTATAGTTAGTGAGTCAATCCCTCATTTAAAAAGGGGAGCTTTAAAAGACTTTCAAAAGATTATGATGATGACCGATAATTATAAGGATGCCAATTTCAACCGGTCATCTTTAAAATATACGTTTTCAAATAATTCCTATGTTGAATTTTTTAGCGTGGACCAACCGGATAAGTTGAGAGGTGCAAGAAGGGATATTCTATTCATAAATGAGTGCAATAATATCGATTTTGAAAGTTATCAGCAATTAGCAATCAGGACCAAGAAGTTTATTTATTTGGATTATAATCCAACGAATGAATTTTGGGTACAAACTGAATTATTAAATGATCCTGACAGCGATTTTGTGGTTTTAACTTATAAAGATAACGAAGCACTCGATCCAGCAATTGTAAGAGAGATTGAAAAAGCAAAAGAAAAAGCACTCACCTCAACCTATTGGCAGAATTGGTGGAATGTTTATGGACTTGGTCAACTCGGATCACTCGAAGGAGTCATATTTCAAAATTGGGAGCAAATCGATACAATCCCAAGCGAGGCAAAGTTTTTAGGAAGTGGACTCGATTTCGGTTACTCGAATGATCCAACAGCTCATATTTTAGTCTATGAGTACAATGGTAAAATCATAGCTGATGAGTCGATATACTCAACCTCACTACTTAACTCCGATATAATTCAATTGATGAAGCAAGAGCGAACCGCTCCAATTTGGGCAGACTCAGCAGAACCGAAAAGCATCGAGGAAATTCGCAGAGCCGGTTACAATATTAAACCTGTTGTAAAAGGTGCTGACTCAATCAACTTTGGTATTTCGGTACTTCAGCAAAAGGATATTTTAATTACTAAGTCAAGCGTGAATCTTATAAAAGAGCTTCGTAATTATTCTTGGGATGTTGACAAAACCGGCAAGAAATTGAACAAGCCAATCGATGATTTTAATCACGCTTTGGATGCACTTCGATACTTTGCAATGATGTCACTTTCAATAAAGCAATCGAGAAAATTAATTATTACTTAACAAAATCACTTTTTTTAGTTATATATATATGAGAGTTATAATTCCAACGGATTTAAAAGAAATTAAGTTGTCGCAATATTTGCGATATCAAAAGGTTTTAAAAGACAATCAGGATGATGAAACCTTTGTCTGTATTCAAATGGTGGCTATATTTTGCAACCTTTCAGTTAAGGAAGTGATGCAAATACCGGTAAATGATTTTGCAGAATTGGTTGAAACATTGGCAAAAGTATTAGATCAACAACCTAAATTAGTAAAAAGGTTTAAAATGAATGGGGTTGAATATGGTTTTATTCCAAACTTTGAAAAAATATCGCTTGGTGAACACGCAACAATCGACACATTACTCGGTAATGATGAGAATTTGGCTTTATTAATGTCGGTAATGTATCGACCAATTACAAAAAAAGCCGGTGAGTTTTATGATGTTGAGCCTTATGATGGTGATGAAAGCAAAGCGAGTCTATTTAATGATGTTTCAATGGATGTCGTAACAGGATCTATTCTTTTTTTTTGGACTTTAAACAAGGAATTATTAAACAATATCCTATCGCATTTGGAGGACAAAGCGATGAGGGAAGGAGTGAGTTTGGAGGAAGTTTTAACGAACGCTGGGGTTGGTTTCAGTCATTTATTAGAATTAAAAGAGAACTTAATATCCACATTCGAGATGTGGGAAAAGAGCCTCTTCACGAGTCACTCACGCTATTATCTTACCTAATTGATGAGGCTGAAGAAGAAGCAAAACAAATTAAAAAACAAATGAAATAATGAGATCATTTTATCAGGCAATAGATTACATAAAGCAAACGCTCGAGTCAGCACCGCTTTTGAATACGATTACTCACGGAACGGATATAATTGATAATGTCAAGAAAAATATATTTCCTTTGGCACATATTAACATACTTTCATCAGCTGTTGGAGCTGGTGTCGTTTCATTTACGTTTGAGGTTGCAGTTGTTGATATTCGAAATATATCAAAGGTAAAAGGAAGCGATAAATTTTTGGGCAATGACAATGAATTGGATAATTTGAATACCTGTCACGCAATATTAAACTATATGATCACCAAAATGCGTTTGCAAAGAAATGATAACGATATTGAGTTGATAAATGATCCAACTTTGCAACCGGTCCTGATGGCATTCACGAACGCATTAGATGGATGGAAATGCGATATTGAGGTGAGTGTACCTAATGACGATTTTAGCGTTTGTTGTGATGGAAATTAAACAAGTTCAATTAGCTTTGAATGAGTTTGGAGCTATGGTAGTTGAAAAAGCTCGGCAGAATTTAAAGACTGGAGGCAAATTCGGAACGCATAACGCATCAGGAAATCTTTCAAGGTCATTAACTTTCAAAACAAAGGTTAATCCTAACTCATTTGAGTTTGATTTCTTTGCTGAAAGCTATTGGAAGGAGTTGGACTATGGTACAAAAGGAAGCAAAACGAGTAAAAAAGCTCCTAATTCGCCTTATGTTGCAAAAGCAAATATCGGTGCAATTGACAAATGGGTTGTTCGAAAAGGATTGCAAGGTGTCAGAGGTGCAAAAGGTCAGTTTACAAATAGAAAAATGATGGTTGCATCGATAACAAGGTCTATAAATACAACGGGAACACCTGAAACAAAGTTTTTCAGGAGTGCATTTGATGCTGAATATCAAAATTTCAATGAAACAATTGCCGAAAAATACGGATTGGACCTTGAAACATTTTTAAAATTTACACTAAAAGAAACAATATGAATTTAATATTTGTAAGGAGTCCTTATATAATTTCGATAAATGAGGAGGGGCAAACTGCCGGAAAGGTAAAGTTATATATTTGGAACAATGATGTTTCAGAGCCAACATATCGCACCTATGAATTATCGGAGGCAATTCCTACATTAACGCAACCTGAATTGACATTTAATATATCAAATTATGTTCGTGAATTTATCGAAAATATACAGCCAATAACCAACAGATTATCAATTGACCAAGAATTGAATGCAATGTGGTGCAATGTAAAAGTTGAGAGATATGCGACAATCGATGGAGTTGAAAGCATAATTGATGAAACGTATTATCAAGCCACAAACGGATATACAAAATATTTGGATGGGTTAAATTATGGCTCAAGTTTAGGAGTTATATCTTTGACTGATGAGTCAAAAGTGATTTATTATAATAGGTCAAAACCATATCCTTATATTAATTTATTATTTGATAATAATTCAGATACCGAAAGCATAAAAGTAAAGTACACACCACTAACAGGAGCAGTTGTGAGCTATGATTTTGACACTATTGGACTATTTAATTATTCAATTCCTGTGACTTTAGATTTGGCACGATTTGACGATAATAGTGTTTTGACAATTATTGATAATAATACAACTTTAAAATTATATACGTTTACGGTAAAGCCAGTTTGTGAGCCGAAATATACTCCGATAGTTTGTTCGTTTATAAATAATATGGGAGGATGGCAATTCCTTACATTTTTCAAAGCCAAAACAGATTCAATAAACGTAAAAGGATCAGATTATAAAATGATGCCTTCAGCAATCAATTACAATCCGGCAAAAGGACAAACAGGAGCTTTTAATATAAATGGGCAACAAAGTATCAAAATTAACACAGGTTGGGTTGATGAGAATTATAGTGATATAATCACGCAATTATTTTTGTCTGAAGTTGTTTTATTGGATGATGTACCGGTAAATGTTAAAACGCAAAGCACAGATTTAAAAACAAGGCTCAAGGATAAAATGATCAATTATGAAATCGAGTTTGAATATGCTTTTAATTTAATAAACGATGTAATATAATGAATGTAGTATCGCTTTATATTTTAAATAATGATTTCATCGATTCAGGAACTGCCGATGTAACAAGTACAGACAATCAAATTTTTGACTTGACAAAAAATTGGAATGAAGGTCAATTTGCGGGTAAAAATTTAGTTTGTAAAATTGTAGCGGGTACAGGAGTCGGTGAGTATAATTTCATTTCAAACAATGGACCAACGGATTTGCAGTTTAATATTTCTTGGTTATTCACGCCTGACGCTACAACCAAATTCGAAATTTACGAAGACACAGCAAATCGAATTGAGTTATTTGGTGATGAGAAAATATCGGTTACTTCATCAATTCAAAATGCCAATGATTTAGGTAAGGTATTCACGGATTTCTCGCAGTCATTTACGATACCGGCATCGACACATAATAATGCTATTTTCAAACATTGGTACGAAAGCCAAATTGATGGAGGTTTTCAACACGGGAAGCGATATGATGGATATATTAAAATCAATAATATATTATTCAAGAAGGGTAATTTTCAACTTGAGAAAGCCAATCGCAAAAACGGAATGATTGAAAGTTATACTATAACTTTTTATGGTAATTTAACGCAATTAAAAGACCTTTTTAAAGATGATAAACTCAATACATTAGATTATTCATTAATACGGCACTTATATAATTCGACACAAATAAAAAATCGAATTGTAGCTTCTCCTGTATTTTCTGTAATGTATCCGTTATTGGGAAGCGAAAAGAAATATGAATATAAAACAGCGAATGTTAATAGTGATATTACATTAACAACGGGTGCGATCAAATGGAATGAGTTATTTCCAGCTATAAAAGTAAAAGATATAATTACATTTATCCAAAATAAATATGATATAACTTTTACAGGTAGTTTTTTAGATTTATTGCAATGGAAAAACCTTTGGCTATATTGTAAAAATGCCGAAAAATTAGAATTCTATACTGAAAAAATCAAAATAGATTTTACAAGTACTGGAGGAGGTTACGCATTTCCTGAAATGAATTTGGCAACTGATACAATTACCACTAATTGGAATTGGGGATATTCTTATACACCAAACACGCAAAAAAGTATTTGGATTAGATTAGATATTACACCAAGTGATTTAACAAAATTATATAGGATTTTCGTTTATAAAAATGGAGTTTTATTTAAAACTTTTTCTGATTTACAAGGCACTTACTTAGATAGCAATTCAATTCCTAAAAGATCTATTTGGTTGGATAGTTTTACTTTTGTAAATAATCCAGGATCTAACGTTTATACTTTTGAAATTGACAGCGAGGATAATGTTACTTTTGATTGTTCATTGAGATATGATCGACTTATTAGCGGTGGTTTTTTTACTTGGGCTTATGGATTAGCACCATCAACCACTACATTAGAATATATGAATGTGAGCCAATTTGTTCCTGATATTTCGGTTGTTGATTTTATTACCGGATTGGTAAAAATGTTTAATTTGATGATCATACCAACATCAAAAACTTCGTTTGAATTAATACCATTAGAATTATATTACAATGCTGGAAATGTAAGCGAAATTACTGAATTTATACAATCAGAAAACGCAGATATTGAGCGACCAAAACTTTATAAGTCAATCAATTTCCAATATGAGAAATCAGAGAACATTTTAAATAATGCTTTTTATAGAATTTTCAATTTAGAATACGGGGATTTGATTTTGAACAATGATAATGTAAACGAAAGTCAAAGTTATGAAATCAAAGTTCCATTTGAGAATGTATTATTTGAAAGAGCAACAATTGGAAGCAATATTTATGATTTTGAAACAGCTACTTTTGTTGATAAGGATTTGAAACCATACACACCAAAGCCTGTATTTTTATATTGCAATGGATATCAGGTATTTTCTGATACTGTTTATATGACAACTGAAACGACAAACACAACTTTGGTTGCTTACAATAGATTTTCAAACGAAATGACAACAGTACCAACGGATTTGAATTATTTAATGAGTTCGAATTTCGGTGAGTACCAGT